GTTTCTTTCGCACTGCCGCGAAATTACCAGAAAAACCACAAGGGGTGGGATGGCTGGTATTATGTCAACTAGAGGGCGCAAACCCAAACCGAGCAGAATAAAAGAGTTGCAAGGGAACCCCGGCAAGCGGCCGCTGGATAAACGCGAGCCAAAGCCGCAATCTGAGGTGAAACGGCCGTGGGGGCTGAAGGGGGGGGCGCGTAAATTCTGGGATCAGCACGCTGAGGAACTGGAGCGACTGGGTGTGTTGACGGGTGTGGACACGGCCGCGTTTAGGCTGGCGGCGGAGGCGTATGCGTTTGCGGTTGAGGCGGCGGAGGAGCTGAAGGAAACGGGGTTTACGGTAGAGGGGAGGGATGGGCCTAAAAAACATCCATTGCACCAAGTGTTTCGAGACAACGCAACGCTGTTCAAGAGCTTTGCTGTAGAGTTTGGATTAACGCCATCATCGCGGTCGCGCCTAAGTGTCCCTGAGGATGCGGAACAGCTGACGCTGGCCGATGCGCTGTTTGAGGCGGCGGCGCGGATGACGGCGGAGGCGGATGCGGAGATGGTTGATTCTGAGCATGGGGAGCGCGGCTGATGCAATTGCTGGCTGAGTCGTATGTCGATGATGTGTTGAGCGGCCGCATTGTGGTCGCTCGTTTTACGCGTCTGGCGTGTGAGCGTCATCGGCGGGATTTGGAGACGGGTGAGGCGCGGGGGTTGTGGTTTGATGAGCAGGCGGCGGCGATGGCGATCTCATTTTTTGGATTGCTACGCCATTGGAAGGGGGAGTGGGGGGGTCAGGGGGGGCAGGCGGTGGTGCTGGAGCCGTGCCAGCAGTTTTGGGTGTGGTCGTTGTTTGGGTGGAAGCGGGCGGACGGGTCGCGCCGATTCCGCAAAGCGTACTTGGAAATAGGACGCAAAAATGGCAAAACGACGTTTGCGGCTGGGGTGGGGCTGTATTTGGCGTTTGCGGAGGGGGAGCCGGGGGCTGAGGTGTATAGCGCGGCCACCAAACGGGATCAGGCAAAGATCTCCCACAGGGACGCGACGGAGATGGTGAAGCGTTCCCCCCAGTTGCGCTCGATGATTGATATTTTTAGAGACAATCTGAATGACCCTCGCTCTGGCTCAAAATTTGAACCCCTCGCATCTGATTACAACTCATTGGACGGATTGAACGTACACGCGGCGATTTGTGACGAGCTGCACGCATGGCCCCAGCCTGAGCTGTGGGGCGTGCTGAACACGGGCACGGGGTCGCGGCGTCAGCCGATGATGCTGGCGATTACGACGGCGGGGACGGATCAGCAGGGGATTTGCTACCAGCAACGGGAATATGTGTCTCAGATTTTGCGGGGGACGATTAAGGATGATTCGTATTGGGGCATGATTTACACGATGGATATGCGGACAGACTGGCCTGATATGGCTGAGGATGATGATTGGGCGCAGGAATCGAACTGGTACAAGGCCAATCCGTTGCTGGGGGTGAGCAAAAAGTTAGAGACGATGCGGGATGACGCACGGGGCGCGGCAAACAAACCATCGGAAATGAATCAATTTCTGAGGTGGCATCTGAACATTTGGACGCAGGCGGAGACGCGCTGGGTGAATACTGTGGATTGGGCGGAGTGTGGGCGGCTGGCGGTGGATGAGGATGGGCTGTTGGGGCAGGTTTGTTATGGTGGCCTTGACCTCAGCCGAACGATGGACATCACGGCGTTTGGGTTGGTGTTCCCACCCACGGCCGAGGATGAGCCGTATCGTGCTTTGATGCGTTTTTGGTTGCCTGGTGATGATCTGATGGAGCGGGTGCGGCGTGATCAGGTTCCTTATGATGCGTGGGTACGGATGGGGGTGCTAACGCTGACACCGGGTAACGTGGTGGATTACGATTTTCTGGTGGCGGAGATTCAGCGATTGCATGAGCAGTATCAAATTATCGAGGTGGCGTATGACCGTTGGGGAGCGGCGTTGGTCACCCAACGGTTGCAGGAGATTGGGGGGGATGAGTGGGTTGTGCCGTTTGGGCAGGGTTTCGCCAGTATGTCGCCGCCGATGAAGGAGTTGGGCAATTTGGTCGCGTCGAATCGGATGGCGCATGGGAATAATCCCGTGCTGACGTGGATGGCTGATAATCTTGTGGCGACTGAGGACGCGGCGGGAAATATCAAACCTGACAAAAATAAGAGCCGTCAAAAAATCGACGGCATGGTTGCCCTGATTATGGGGCTTGACCGAGCCACGCGGGGCGGGGTGGTATCGACGAACGGAGGATTGTACTGATGGATGATTTGGCGCAGATGATGGTAGGCACGGCCGTGACCAAACGAGGCTATCGGGCTGATTGGTCGAGCCAGCAATTTGCGGCGCGGCAGGTGGCGAAGTTGCAGGAAGAGTTGGCTGAGTTGGCTGAACATTTTGCATTGCCCAAGGCTCTGCCCATCCAAATCGATATTGCGGGGGATGGGGCGCGGCGGTCGTTTGATGAGGTGGGATTGTGGACTAATATGGGGGTGATGGATGTGGGCAAGGCGAAGCGCGAGCTGGCTGATGTGATGGTGGTGGCGTTGGCGTTGGCGGATGTGCTGGATGAGATGGCTCCGCCGTTTGATGTGGTGGCGGAGGCGGTGGCGAAGGCGACGGCGGATGTCAGGCGGGGGGTGCGGTGATGATTATGTGGATTGAGTTGGCTCTGCTGGCATCGTTGCCGTGCGTGACGCTGGGTTTGATGGCGGGGATGGTGGTGTATGGGGTGTGGCTCAATTATATAAGGCGTGGGGATGGGGGGATGTTTCGCTTATGAGTGACCTAATGATTTTCGTAGGATTGGCGTTGGTGGTGGGTGGGTTGTATTTGATGGCCCCGCCGTTGGCGTTGGTGGCGTTGGGGTTGGCGTTGTTTGTGGGTGGGATTGTGAGGGGAATGAATGAGTAGATTACTCGAATTGCTTGGGATAGGAATGCCCACGGCCGTGTCACCTGATGACCCGCGCTGGTGGGGGGGGACGCCTGTCAGCGAAGCAGGGGTGAGGGTGACTGCTGATAGTGCGATGACCCTCTCCACATTTTGGGCGTGTGTGCGGTTCCTGAGTGAGACAATCGGCTCATTGCCCATCATGATTTATCGCCGTGAGGCGGACGGGACACGGGGGCGGGCGACGGACAATCCGCTTTACGACGTTTTGCAAAGACGCCCAAATGATTGGCAAACGGCCGTGGAATTTAAGAGCATGATGCAAGGTCACGCCCTGCTACGGGGGAATGCCTACGCCCACATCCTCCCCGGCAGGCGGGGGGCGGTTGATCAGCTCGTGCCGATTCACCCTGACCGGGTAAAAATAGAGCGGCTGAGTAATGGTCGGTTGCGCTACATGGTGGCGCAGAAGGGGCGGCCAGCACTGCCGTATACGCCCGAGGAGATATTTCACCTGCGGGGGATGAGTAGCGATGGCGTGACGGGAATGAGCGTCATAGATTATGCCGCAAACAGCGTCGGGTTAACGATGGCGGCGGAGCGGTATGGCTCACGCTTTTTTAAGAATGATTCACGGCCGGGGGGCATTTTGACCACGGATAAAAAATTAGGCACGGGCACTCCTGAGCGGATGCGGGCACGGTGGCGCGAGACGCAGGCGGGTAGCCATCGGGGGGATGTGGCGATTTTGGAAGAGGGCCTTGATTTTAAGGCGATTGGTGTGCCGCCGGAGGAAGCGCAATTTTTACAAACACGTGAGCATCAGGCGCTTGACGTGTGCAGGTGGTTTGGGGTGGCTCCGCATATGGTGGGCGTGCCGGGTTCGGTGACGGAATGGGGCAGCGGGTTGGAGCAGTTGGGGCGGGGGGTGGTGACTTATACGCTGATGCCGTGGATGGTGCGCTGGCAGGAGGCGATTGGCCGGGATTTGATTATTGCCCCCCAGACTTATTACGCAGAATTCGTTACAGAGGCTCTCCTGAGAGGTGACACGGCCGCGAGGTATGAGGCGTATGCCACGGCGCGGCAGTGGGGTTGGGTCAGCGTCAATGAAATCAGACGCTGGGAGAACATGAACCCCGTCGAGGGTGGCGACGTCTATTTGCAACCGATGAATATGACAGATGCTGAATCGGCTACGGCCGACACCGCTACAAATAGCGGTGCTTCAGTAACGCCAAAAACGGCGATGTCGGCCCCCAACGCCACAAACGGCGTTGGGGTAAAAGGGGCAAACGGCGTTGGGGTAGCGGAGCATTATCAGTTGCTGGCGCGGTCGGCGGCGGGGCGGTTGGTGCGGAAGGAGCTGGCGGCGTTGGATAAGGAGCAGGAACGGGCGGGGGATGATTTGGGGGCGTGGCACACGGCCGTGGCTGATTTCTATCAGGCTCATGCGGCGTTGGTGGCGGACACGATGCAGGTCAATCTTTTCACGGCGGCGGCGTATTGTCAGTATCGCATTGGGGAGTGGCTGATGGATAGCGGGGCGGCGGAGGCGAATGAATTAAAAGCGATTGATGCGCTAGTCATGTTGGCGACTGAGACTGATAATGAGGATGAAGATGAATATTAAAAATTTTGTAGCACGGCAGGCGGTCAATGGTGTGCGGGTGTGGGCGATTTGGGCGGGGGTGTTGGCGGGGGATGGGTATGAGGCGCGTGAGGGGGACGGACGGCCAGAGCCAGTTACCGACGGGGCGACGATGGTCATTCCCGTGCAGGGGGTGTTGGTTCCGCGTGACCCCTATCGCGGTTTTGGGAGTTTTGTGGGCGCGGATTGGGTGGCAGAGCAGGTGCGTGAGGGGGTGGCTAATCCACGGGTGGGGCGGATTGTTCTGGACATTGACAGCCCTGGGGGGAGCGTGGCGGGCATTCCTGAGTTGGCGGGGGTGATACGGGCGGCGGCGGCGGTGAAACCCATCACGGCCGTGGCTAATTCGTTGATGGCCTCGGCGGCGTACTGGATTGGGAGCGCGGCGACTGAGGTCGTGGCATCGCCATCGAGCCAGCTTGGTAGCATTGGGGTGATTGCGATTCATGAGGATTTGAGTGAGCATATGGCGCAGATTGGCGTCGCCATCGAGCTAATTACGGCGGGTAAATTCAAAGGGGAGGGGCATCCGTTTGCGCCGCTGGATGATGAGGGGCGGGCGGCGATTCAAGCTGAAGTAGACAATTATTATGCGGATTTTGTGGGGGATGTGGCGCAGGGCAGGGGGGTGAGTGGCACGGCCGTGCGCAACGGATTCGGGGAAGGGCGGGTGGTGAGTGCGAGTGAAGCCGTAAGGCTCGGCATGGCGGACCGCGTGGCGAGCCTCAATTCTATTTTAGAGATTAGCAGTTCCGCTCACGGCCGTCGCCGTGGGGCTGGGGCTGATATGGATGTGCGCCAGCGGCGTTGGCGGCTGGCGGAGAGCGACGCACGGCTCCGATGAGGCGGCAGAGCATTTTGTTAATTTATTTTATTTTCTGATGGGTGGGATGAGGATAATCAAATGAACCGATATAAATCGCTCGTGCAAGAGCGGGCAGACTTAATCAAGGAAGGCAAATCGCTTTTGGCCTCTGCTCAGGCTGAAGGTCTGACGGATGAGCAGGCGGCGCGTGATGATGAGATTTACGTGCGCTTGGAAAGCCTCGGCAAGGAAATCGAACGACATGAACGACTGATGGAGAGTGACCGCACGGCCACGGCCGTGGTGGATGCCAATGTTTTCGCTTCCGACCAAGCACGCGGCTCGCGCATCGATGGCATGCGCAATAGGGTTGAAGATGACCCGACGCGAGGATTCAGCTCATTAGCTGATTTTGCTACGTCCATCAAAGCGGCCTATCAACCAGGGGGGCATGTGGATGAGCGGCTGAACTACAGCGCGGCCCCAACGAACTATCATTTTGAAGTAGGTAGCGATGAGGGGCGTATGGTTCCGCCTGCGTTCCGTGAGCAAGTGTGGAATGCGGTTGAAGAGTATGCGGGGGTTCTTCAGGATTTGAACCCCGAGCCAACTGAGCGCAACTCGGTCGAATTTAACCGGGACGAAACCACGCCGTGGGGAGCCACAGGAGTGCAGGCGCGTTGGCGCAGTGAGGCCAGTCAAATGACGGCCACAAAGCTAGCCACCGACCCCAGCCAACTCCGCCTGCATGAGTTGTACGCATTTGTGACGGCCACCAATGAATTGATGAGCGACGCGCCTCGGCTCAGTAGCCGACTGACGGACAAGGCGGGGCAGGCTATTGCGTGGAAATTGACCGATGCGGTTTTCAATGGGACTGGGGCAGGTATGCCACAGGGCTGGTTTAATTCTGGGGCGATGGTCACGGTGGCGAAGGAAAGTGCCCAGGTGGCGGATACGGTAGTTGCCAAAAACGTCGCTAAAATGTATGCGCGGCTGATGGATCCGGGCAACGGCATTTGGTACATCAATCAGGACGTGTTGCCCGAGCTACTGACCATTACCATTGGCGACAAGCCGATGTGGTTCCCACCCACGGCGAGCATTCAAAATTCTCCAGATGGCGGCTTTCTGTTTGGTCGTCCCGTGCGCATTATGGAGCCGTGCAAAACGCTCGGAGATTTGGGCGACATCCAATTCGTGAATCCGCGTGGCTACTACGCTATTCAGCGTAGTGATTTGCCTGAGTTTGCTTCGTCGATGCACCTGTATTTCGATTACAACATCGACGCATTCCGCTGGGTTTTCCGTTTTGGTGGACAGCCATTTTTGAGTGCTCCGATTGCGCCCGCCAATGGCTCGAGCAACCGCTCGCACTTTGTTTCTTTGGCGGCGCGGGCTTAACTTTGATTGATTTAGGGCGATGCCTCGCCAGCGGCTGACGCTGGCGAGGCCGCTACTATAAAAAAGAGGATTTAGACATGAATGCAAAACCGAGTGAGATTAGCACGCTGGTGGGGATTATTGACCCTGACGCCTACGCTGCTGGGGATGTTTCCAGCGGGTGGGTAGACATGGGCGACTATAACGCCATTCAGGCGATTGTGTGCGCGGGGACGCTGGGCGCATCGGCCACGCTGGACGCCAAGTTGGAGCAAGCCACCGATGGATCTGGGACGGGCGTGAAGGACATCACGGGCAAGGCCATCACGCAGATGGTGAAGGCCAGCAACGATGATGACCAAGCCATTATTGAATTGCGTGATGATGAGCTGGACGTAGAAAACTCCTTCACACATGTGCGCGTGACGATGACCGTGGGCACGGCGACCAGCGATGCAGGCGCGTTTGTTTTGGGGCATTATGCCCGCTACACCCCAACGCCGTTGGCGAGTGTGCAAGAGATTGTTTGATTTTTGATTAAGGGTTTCCTCCTGAGGTAGTGTGTTGGGTCGTCAGCCGTGGGGGCTGGCGACCCTACTCAGGCGAATGAGAGGCACATATGAAGGGATATTGCAGTGCGGGCGACGTGGCGATTTATTTGGGCATAGACCTGACGGCGGCGCAACTGACGCAGGCGACCGATCTGATTGGCGCGGCGGAGAGCGAATTGGATGGGGCGATGAATCGCGGCTTTCTGA